TATGTGTAGTTGGTAACGATAAAAACTAAAAAAAAAGAGAATTATGAAACAGAATCATCAGACAAGATTATTAGACTACCTAAAGAGTTATGGGGGTATAACATCCTTAGAGGCAATTAGGGATTTAGGGAATACTAGGCTTTCAGCTTCGATATTTGAACTAAAAGCTAAAGGTGTTAAGATTAAAACTGAAGACGTACGAGTTGACACTAGGTGGGGAACGAAAACTACCGTAACTAAATACGTTTTAAGTGTTTAGATTAGATAAAATTTCGTATATTTGTTTAAACCAAAAAACAATTAATTATGGCTAAGAAAAGCAACTTAACATTTTGGGAATCAGTACAGACTACTGACCCAAATTTCACTAAAGAAGTAGGCTTCGGTAGGAAGTTTACAAGTATCAACGCTCAGTATCAAGTAAGGGAAATTACAAGAGCCTTCGGTAAGATAGGTCAAGGCTGGGGAATTAAAAACGAGCAGTTCTACAATCTTAATGGTGTAGACGGGCTTATATGTTATCAAGCGGTGCTATGGTATCTAGATGATGGTCAAGTATGTGAATACGATATAAACTCCTCCATAGCCAGCCACAATGGCAAGGGGAAGCTAGATGACGAATGTTTCAAGAAGGTATCTACTGACGCATTGACTAAGGGATTGTCTAAGCTAGGATTTAACTCAGACATATTCTTAGGTATGTGGGACGATAACAGATACGTCAATCAACTACGAGAGGCTACGAAGAAGAAAGAGCCTCTTACAGACTCTAAATTAGACGCTATGTGTAAAGCGATAGCTTCGGGAAAAGGCGACGTTGTACGCTCTAAAATGAATGATTACGACATTACCAAATCGCAGTCAGTAACCCTTCAACAAGCCTTTAAGGGTAAGTTCGATAATATTTACATTACTGATGAAGCTAAATAAAGGAGATGTAGAAACAGCCTTGATAGATGCGGATATAATGCTCTATCGGGCTGCCTTTAAACACGAGGGCGGGGATATTGAAGACGCTTATGAAACGATAGACGCTATGTTTGAACACATATTCTACGTTACTAAGTGCGTAAGTTACATAGGTTTCCTAACGGGAAAAGGTAACTTTAGAAAAGATATTGCCGTAACTAAGGAATATAAAGGCAATCGTAAAGATATGGTTTTGCCAGAGCACTTTGACGATATAAGAGACTATCTTTGGGATAAATGGAATTGTAGGGAGGTTCAAGGCATTGAGGCTGACGACGCTCTAGGAATCTGTCAATCTAACTTAGATAAAACAATTATATGTAGTATAGATAAAGACTTATTGCAAATAGAGGGATTACACTATAATTGGAATAGGAACGAAGTTTCATTTGTTAATGAGCACGAAGCTGATAAATTAGTTTATAAGCAAACACTAATGGGGGATTCTACTGATAATATTGTAGGGATTCCTAGAGTCGGAGCTGTAAAAGCTGATAAGATTTTATCTGAGGGAGATATAGCGGAGTCAAACGAGTCTATTTGCTTAAAGGCTTACACTCAATACTTTGAGGATGAAGACTTAGCTAAAGAAAAGTATAAGGAAACATACGACTTAGTTTACATAGCTAGGGATTGTGATGACCCTAGATTTAAGGAGGTGTTTAAGATTCCTCAAGTTAACTACGTTTTTTAACAATGAAAAAGTTATCTTTGTTATATGGAAAGAGATGAAGAAGAAAAAAGATTAAGACAAAGAGTTCTTAAAACACTAACACAAACAAACGACGCTACCTTTATCCTACTAGGGAATTACGTTGATGACGATTCTATGGAATTAGAGTACGCAGTTGACACACAAGAAGGCGAGTTGTTCGATATGTTTTTGGAAGTTTTTAAAGATGAAGTAGTCAGAAGTGAAGCAAGAAAAGCTATCCTTTACTGCGACTACGGGAATGAAGATGCCGATAGCTTAAACCTAAATTAATTAATTATGCAGAATGCGATTAAAGGGACTTTACTAAAAGTCTTACCAACTGAAAACGGAACGTCTAAAGCAGGAAAGGACTGGAGTAAACGAGCCTTTGTTATTAAGACTGATGATGATTACCCAAAGGAGGTTTGTTTCTCACTTTTTGGAGAGAAGGTTACTATTATTGACAACTACAAGGTCGGGGATTCTATAGATGTATCCTTCAATCTATCGTCTAGGGAATACAACGGGAAGTATTACCACAACATAGACGCCTGGAGAATTACAGCAGCGGGAGCTGAAGCGGTAGCTGCGGGAGGTTCAGAGTGGAAGTCATCAAAAAATACTTCAGACCTACCGTTCTAAAAGTAAAATAAATATTGTTTTTTAATTTGTAAGGGGAGTTCGCTCCCTTTACTTAACTACTAAAGTGTTTAGATATGTCTAACGAAAGAAAAGTATCTCAATCAGAGATTAACAAAAGAATTAAACAAGTAACAATGGAGGCTGACTTTAGGTTCAGTTGCTTAAAGCTTGCCCAGGATAAGTCAAAAGATTTAGACTCTTTATTGGAAAATGCTACTAAGATTTACAATTACGCATTTCACATAAAAGAAGAGGAGGCTGAAGATGGACAAGAGTAGTAGACTTAAAAGATTTCATCATGCTTTAGAGTTTGTTTCTGAGCTTACTGGGGTGTCCACTGTGGACATCACCAGCAAGTCTAGACAAAGGGACTGCTCTGTAGCTAGACACTTCCTTAGATACTTCCTAAGAACTAGATATAATATGTCTTATCAAGGGATTGCTTGGTTTACTAACTCAAATCACGCAACAATAATACACTCAGTGAAATACGTTGAAGAGTGTGCTAGGTATGACAAGGTTTATAGGATGTACAAGGAGAGTGTAGATAAAGGAGTTATATACAATGGGTACGGGTTTAAGGAGAAGGTAAATTTAATACTTAACTCAAGAAGAACTAATGAGTTCAAATCAAATGAGCTTGTATGTTTGCTAGAAGCCTTTGTGGATGATAAACTAAAAGAGTATCAGTTATGAAGAACTCAGAACAAGCTAACAGAGGTCACTCAAGAGCGGTAGTAGCTATTTGTGTTGACGAGAAAACCGACAGCTATAAAGAGGCTATATACTTTGGAAGTGTAAGAAGTTGTGCTAAGTATTTAGAAAGAAACCCAGCAGCCGTAACCAAGGTATGTCAAGGGGCGTGGAATACTTGTAACAAGCACAGAGTCTTATATGAAGAGGATTACGAAAGGGAATACGGAAAGATTTTAAAAGACTGGGAGGAATAAACCATGAGTAGAGATTTCAAAGGGATATGGATACCAAGGGAGATTTGGTTGTCCAATGAATTAAGTATGCAAGAAAAAGTTTTCTTAGCAGAAATACATAGCTTAGATAATGAGAACGGATGTATAGCTAGTAACGCATACTTTTCAGAGTTCTTCAACTTAAGTAAGTCAAGTGTTAGTAGGGTAATATCTTCCCTATCAGATAAAGGTTACTGCAATGTTACTTTAACGTACAAAGCTAACAAAGAGGTTGATAAGAGGATTATAAGAACATCTAAGTATGGAGATAAAGAGATTAAGATTGTCAAGGAGGTTGCTAAACCTAAATCAAAGGTAGGGTTATCTACAAGTGAAGAGGTCTTTATAAAGTCAGTGCTAGACCACTTAAACGTAGCCGCAGAGAAGAGGTTTAGGAGAACCCCTACGTTCAGTAAACTTATACTGGCTAGAATTAATGAGGGGAACTCTTTAGAGGACTTTATGCACGTTATAAACGTAAAGACTTCTCAGTGGATTAATACAGATTTTGATAAGTACCTTAGACCTTCTACGTTGTTTAACGCAACTAAGTTCTCTGAATATTTATCTGAGAAATACATAGCAACTAAGTCTGAGGTTTCTGATAGAATCTCTCGCTCTCAAAAAAGCTTCTACGATGTATAAAATATCTAACAGAGAAGACATAAAGAGGTACGCAGGAAATGTCTTTAGAAATGGACTACCTAAAGGGGTGTCTACGGGAATACCTAACCTAGACCCTCATTATAAGTACAGAAAAGGAGAGCTTGACGTTATCATGGGTTTAGCTAACATAGGTAAGACTACAACGATGTTTTATTTAATGCTTAATGCTTCTGTAAGATATGGTTGGAAGTGGTTATGCTACTGCCCAGAGAATGAGCCAGTTGGGGATATGATTTCTGACATAGCGGAAATGCTTGTAGGAAAAAGCGCAGACAAAGACCGTAAAGATAGGATGTCGGGAAATGAATTTAGCGACGCTATTGACTGGGTTCTTGAGCACTTTACAATAATAAGCTTTGAAGAACAGCCTACAGCCACTCAAGTGTTAAATGCTTTTGAGGAGCAAATGGAGGAGTCTAAGTATGACGGATGCTTGATAGACCCGCTGAACGATTTAAAAGTGGAGAACGGATTTAGTAAGTACGACTACTATTATAATATGCTATCTAGTATAAGGAGATTTAAGCAGAAGCATAATGTTAAGTTTATATTGACTACTCACGCAGGAACGCAGGCAGCTAGAAAGAGAGATGACGCTAATAGAGTTCCCGCACCATCTATGTATGATGTGGAGTTTGGAGGGATGTTTGCGAACAGAACTGACAACTTTATGGTTATACATAGACATTTAAATAGCGATAATTGGGATGTAACAGAGATACACATGAGGAAGGTTAAGTTTCAAAAGTTAGTAGGTTTACCTACTCAAGAAGATAAGCCAGTTCTTTTGAAGTTCTCACCAAAAAGTTGTAGATTTACATACTTAAACCCAAACCAAGGGGGATACTTTGTAGACCCTTTACAGAGCGTGGACGTAGTTAAGAGTAAAGGCGATGTAGAGTTAGGATTTTAACAACCAAAAACAAATACCATGGGAAGAATAAAAGAGTTTTTAATTAACGAGCAAATGAGAATAAGCGGTAATTGGAGAGAGAAAGACCACTACGATTACTTAGCTTGGAGAAATCAACTAGAAAAAGAATACTATGAAAAAGACAAAGGAAATAGGTCGTTATCACACAAACAAAAAAGTGAGAGCGAAAATAGACCGCTTACTTGAGCAGAACGCTAGAAACGTAGCCAACTTTGGGACTAAAAGTAAATACGATTTAGAAACTAAAGATGCTGCAGACTTAGCGTGGTTCGAGATAGAAGAAGAGATTAAAGGTTTAGACGAACAAATGTATAAAGCAATATCGAAACAAGATGACTAATAAAACTAAAGAGCAAGAAGCTAAAGAGCAAGAGGTAGCTAGAGACACATGGGATTCATGGATAGGTTCTCTAGAAGACAAAGACCAACCCCAAGCTTGCAGTATAGATGACGAAGACTGCGAGGCTTGCGGAAGTTAAAAGTAACGAGAGTACCATGCGTGAGTTGGGCAAAACAAGTCCTGCCCTAGGAAGCAGGCAAAATTTCTAACGGGATTTAGAAATCAATGTTGAGAGGTAGGGAGGCTATGGGAGTCTCTCTACAGACTCAAAAAACAAGAGTTATGATAGCATACTGCATATTTACTGTATTGATTACGCTAGCGTCAGCGATAACAATATACTCCCTTATTTCAGAAGGAGAGGATTAAAGAAGTTAATAATTGTAGGGTGGTGGAATTGGCAGACACGCCTCACTGTCTATGAGGTGGAGGTAGCAGAAATGTCTCTATGAAAGTTCGAGTCTTTCCCCTACAGCAAAAACAAAAAAATGATAAAAGAAGTTGATTTAGTTAAGTTAGGTTTTAAAGAGATTTACGAACCTTTTGAATTTGGTTTAAACTATGCGTCGGCAGGGTTTATTTATTACACCCTTAAAGTTTCTGGTGTAGCATTTTATTCAGTACCTTTGGAACAGAACGATTGTAAGTGTAAGGATTGTTCTTGCACTAAAACAATAGTTGTTATGGATGGCTCTGAAGAGCAAACAGAGATAACCGACATCATAAAGTTAAAAGACATAATACTATCACTTAAAAGATTATAACCATGCAGATAGCAGAACAATCATTGCAACTACTTAGGGATTCTCAAGCAACTAACGAGGAAAACTCTTATATGTCAGCTTACGCAAATTTACTTGTAGAGATTTCTAAAATGAAAGACGAGTTAATTAATAATGCTGGTAAATTAAGCGGAGAGAATTACGAGAAAAAAGAGTCTAGGATAAATGATTTAGAGCAATCTACTATATTATTTAGCCAATGCTACTTTACTATGCTTTACTACAAGCAAGAAATGGTTACTTGGAAACATAAAGCCTTGGAGAAAGAGTTGGAATTTGTTAACTTCGTTACTCAAGGTTTAGAAAAGCAATCACATGAGTAAGATAGAAGATAAAGTTTGTAGCAAGATTTTAGAGCGCTCTAAGGTCGGTGAGTCTAAATACGGGACAACTATGGAGCGAACAG